ATATGATCTTGACAAAATGAAATCCGCCGGCACCTACCTTGGCGCAAACAAAATGCTTGGTGTGATCACAGAGGTAAAAGCCTATCATCTGAGTTATTGCTACGATGTATCGTGGGTGGTATGGCTTAAAGACTCGGAAGAAGAAACACCGATGTCCGACTGTTTTAAAATCGAAGACATAGAACCGTGGGTAAAGTAATCGTAAAAAAGGGAAAAAACGGAGGCGTGGTCTCGATCGCCAAGAGTGCTGGTAACGGTTACATCCTGCTGGAGCAGATGGTACCATACCAGAATCCCAAGACAAAATTCATCGAGGAGAAAAAAAGGACTGCACTGCTTTTCGGTCTTGTCGACATGCTGCTCGCCTTCAAATGGAAGGAAGGGCAGGAGATCGAAGGCAAGATCGCGGTGTTGGAATCCTTCACCAAGACAAGCGGGATGTGCTTGAAAGTTGCGGGTGACACTGGAGTCTCCTGCAAGAAAGACGGCAAACCCATCTATCACAAGACTTGGTTTTCGTTCAACCCGGACGAACCAGACGTGAGAATTGTACACGACAATAATCAGGAAATCGGGAGAGCTGCTCGGATTCAAAGAGAGTTTGACACTTCCCAAGCTTAAACTTCAATCATCATGGAAATCCTCGTAAGCAAAGGTGACGGCGCGATAAGCGTCTCCCTCAAAAGAAAAAGATTGGTTCATTCCTACCCAGAGACCCAATTGGTCGGTACATTCAAACCTGAGCCTTGTGTGGGTTGTGGGTGTGAGATCTACAAACTCAATCGGGATCAAACGATCCTCTATGAAGGTGTCACCAAGGGTGTCGGTGCAATTCCCAAGCACATTCGTTTGGATGATGCGCTCAAAAACAAACTGAGGGAAGTGAATTCGAGGGTTCGCCCCTTTCTTGACGATCTCAAATCGAAACGCCTCGACCGTTGGATCGAGCAATGCTGCGGTTTGGTGGATGACATTTGTCGCGCTGACGGCAACTACAGCCGCAAGAACATCTGCGATCCCCAGCGGTCGATGCCGCCGGTCGAGATTGAGTTTTCAAACCAGCGCAAAGTCCCAAGCCTGGATCTTGTCGAGCATCTGGGCATGTCCCAGGTCGAATTGATCAACTTGTTGATTGAGAACAACTTCTTACCTGAACGATTCTGGGACATTCCTGAATGAAACGGCGAAGCACAAAGCGCGCGAAGGAAGAAAGACAATACTCCGCTCAGAGGAAAGTCTATCTTGAAAAGCATCCGTACTGTGAGGCTGCGCTTGACAATTGTGTCGGCGCATCCTCGCAGATTCATCATCGAGCTGGAAGGGTAGGGAAACTTTTGTTGGATCAAACCCGCTGGTTATCAGTATGTTATAGGTGCCACGATTGGATTGAAATGCACGCAATCGAAGCAAAAGAGCTGGGTTTAAGTGAATCACGATTAGCGGTAGACCATGAATGAAAAACTGCAAAAAATCAAGGAGTTACTTGAAATTCCTAGTTCTCGATCTGAAAAAGCGCTAGGTAGGAATCTTTTTGAAAAATGGCACAGTGAAAACCAGATCACTCTTCCGAAATTCAAAGTACACGTAGCATATACAGTATCCTATATAATGGGCGGTGGTGAGAGCAAGAGAATTGTATGTGGAAATCTAGTGTATCTGGGTAGAGCTCAAATCAAAGATGTATGGGATCCTGCTCTTGGTGACATGGATACTGTTTTTATACATCCTGAAAGTAAGCTGTTGCTTTTTAAAGTGAATTCTTGTCGGAACACTATTTTGGAAGAATCAGACATCCTTGAAGCCTATGAGCCCAGAACTTGAGAAAATCAACGAGCTGTTCAAATCACCCAGCCAAACGGAAAGATCGCTGGGAATGTCGCTTTTTCGACAGGTGCAATGGAAACGGTCTGATGAGAAGCCGCCTCTTCCAGTAATGGACAAGGTGTACACAGTTACTTTTTTCCTTGATGTATTTTTACCTCGCATTGAAAAATCTGTAGTAATATGTCATTGTGCCAGTGACAGTATAGTTTGGTTTACCGTGCATCCTGATTGGGATTCCAAACACAGTTTTGAGATTCACCCTTCTAACATTCTTGAACTCAATGAGTACACCAGCCCAGACGTTTGACAAAATCAAGGAGCTTTTGGAGTCCGATGTTGCTGCTGACAGGAGTCTCGGTATGACTTTGTTTGATCAAGTTCGCGATGAGAACAAGATTGCGGATGTTGTGTTTCAAATGGGTGAGGTGTACTACATTGTCCATCGTCATACGATGCGAGGTTACAACGATTACAACGAACACTACTTGCAATTCAAACTCAATCGGCTTATTGCAACATTTGACGGTTGGTTTCCTTATTTTCCTGCATCGGAAGACATTCTCATATTTCGTGAAAACGTCGTTGACAATCACATTGCTCGAAAAGACATCATGTTTGCGCTCACACCACCAACATCCAAATCATTATGAACGCGGATTTCGACAAAATCAAAGAACTCATCGAGTCAGACAGTTTGGAAGAGCGTTCATTGGGTATTACTTTGTTCGATCAAGTACGAGACGCTACCATTTTTCCTATCTTGGAAAAAGGGAATTTTTATTACATCGGATATCGGACAAATGCTATAAGAGATCCTTTCTTTTCTCTTAGGATGCGGAAATTTATTGGTGTATATGAAGCAAGCGGTCATTATGACGATGGTATCAACATGCTTTTTACCAACGAGGAAAAACTTAATGTGTACATTTCTCGTCCAGACATCCTTTTTATCAATGCCCTATGAAAACTAAAGACGAATTGCATGAAGAGGTGTTGCGGGAATGCATTCAACACAAGTGTTGCTCTCTCAACATTTCGATGGGTAGCGGCAAGACCCGGCTCACCCTCAAACGAATCGCGCAGCTTCCCAATGACGGAAAGGTCTTGGTGATCGTACCCGTGAAGGGATTGATTGAGACTTGGAAGAAGGAGGCAAATGAGAACGGCTTCGGGTACCTGCTCGACGATATGAGCTTCGATATCTATCGCAACCTGCATAAGCTCGACAGCTCACTGTTTGACATGGTTGTCTTCGACGAGATTCACAAACTAAAAGAAAGTCACCGCGATTTCGTGGAAGGTTGCAACATGATCCTCGGATTGACCGGCACCGCACCAAAGGAAACTTCCGATGCGCGGATCCTCATTGATCACTTCGCGCCGTTTATCTTCGACTACATGCTGGACGATGCGATCGCTGATGGAATGGTCAACGACTACCGGATCACAGTCCACGCGATTCCGTTATCCGAGGAAAAGACCATCGAGCGGAAAAACACCAAAACTGGAGCTTCATTCTTTGTCTCGGAATCCAACGACTATCGGTACCGCTGCGGGGTGATCTCCACGATCGAAAAAGAGAAAGAAGACGGGTGGCGGTCAAACCCCCAGGGTTTCTCAACCAAATCCAAACAGCTGGACAAGCAACTCATGAGGCTGCGCATTGCCCGCTTGAGTGCGATCAAGGGTTATCCCGGAAAGATGGCGTTTGTCCAAAAACTTCTCCCGCTCATCGGGGATCGCACAGTAGTATTCGCAAACACCAAAGCGCAGGCTGACAAGGTTTGCCCTCACGCACACTATTCGGGCAACAAGCACAGCGACGGAAACACCGCACTGTTCAACACCGGGGGCATCGGAGTCCTTTCATGTGTGGAACAATTGTCGATCGGGGTGAACCTGGTCAATGCCAAGAATGGCGTGATCATGCACCTGTATTCTGGAAACTCCGACAAGGGTCGCCAAAGAATGGGTCGACTTTTGCGCCTCAATCCTGAAGACACCTGCAACTTGCATGTGGTCTGTTACAAAAGTACCGTCGATGAAGGTTGGGTAAAAGATTCCCTTGCGGATCTCGACCAAACCAAAATCGAATGGATTTATCACTGAAACTACTATTTTTACAACATGGTAAACACAGCAACAGCCAACATCCGTCTTTACAACGACGAAACCCACTCTCAAAAAGAGGTCTTGCTCATGTTGTTGTCCCCTTTGATGGGTCATACACTTGAGCAAGCGATACAATGCATCACTTTGATCGAACGCAAGGGATCTTACACGATCCGTGAAGGGATGGAAAAAATCACCAATGCGATCGACATCGTGGGGGTACTGAAAGGGATGGGATTCAAGGTGGAGCTTGAATACAACTAAAAATCATGAAAAAGTTCTTTATGGCGGTGTTCCCCAGTTTCGTCCGGCAAGTTCGGATCGAAACATTGGAACATGTCTTCGTGTCACCCGACAAGGAGTCAACCTACGTTCGCACTGCATTCTTACTAGAAGCGTTGAAAAGTGGGAAAAGTGATCTGTCCACATTGTCTGACGGGGCGTGTCTCCCATGGTAAGTGTGGTTTTTGTAAAAAGGAGGTTATCGTAATGGGAAAGATCTCAGACATTTACATTGAATTCAATTCAAAGGCTGAGCGCGATGCTCTTGATGATGCGATCAAACATGCCCAAGAAACGGGTAAGACGACAATTCATGCAGGGCGGTTCATCTCACTCACGGATGCGCTCGCCATTCAAAAGCTTTTGAAAAACTCACCGCCGCAAGCATGAGAGAGGACGCGCACGTCGAAACGATAGGGGATTACCGGATCCGAATCGTATCTGACGATGATCCGATGCATCCTCGACAAGACATGGACAATATCGCCAAGATGGCTTGCTGGCATTCCTGGTACGATCTTGGTGATAAACTGGAATTTAGTCAGCCCGAGGATTTGGAGTGGCGAATTGAGAAGGAAGGCTTCCTCAACTTGCCGCTTTATCTCTACGACCACAGCGGAATCACGATGAATACCACAGGTTTTTCTTGTGGTTGGGATAGCGGTCAAGTCGGCATCATCTACATCTCACTTGAAGATGCGCTGGAACATTTCGAAATTCCGGCGATCAATGTTCCGCCAAACCCAGGCATTCACCCTGACGACTATGAAGACCTGAACAAGACTGCGAAAAAGAAGATTGATGCTGATTACAAACGACGCGCAAAATTTCTTCGCAAGCTGCTTGGCAAGGACAACATAACCAAAATGATCAGTTACATGGAGGGTGAGGTTAAAGTGTATGATGATTTCATCAGCGGAAACGTCTACGGGTTCATTGTCGAAAAGCGAGAAGCTGAAAAGGAGGATGAAGATGACGAGGAATGGGAAGAACTTGATTCTTGCTGGGGATTCTACGGAGACTATGACGGAGACGTTCTCGAAGAAGCACGTTCCATTGTGAAGCATTACACTGAAAAAGTATCAGCATGAGTCAAGAAACAAGGACATTGATCACGTCGAGGATGACGGTGAACGAAAACGGTGAGCTGGAACACATCCGTCAGCGTGACAAGATTGCTGAGCGTGAGTGGCTCAAGACCCTACCTAAAGGTACGATCGTGGACCGGGTGATGGAGGTTGAGGTGGACGAAGCCACCAGACCCCAGATCCAGAAGATTCACGCGATGATCGGTGAGATCGCCCAAACTGGTGGAATAGGTTTCGAGGAAGCAAAACTCTTGGTGAAACGGCATGCCGGCATGGCTGTCGAGTATCCGATCGGTGATGGCAAGACCGAGTGGACGATCAAATCGTTCAAAAGGTGCTCACGCACTGAGATCAGCAACGCGATTGAAGCGGCTATCCTCGTGGGAGATCACCTCAAGTTGAATTTGAGGGTGTTCTGATTACTTTTTCAGCTCACCCTTCTCATCTATTTCCACTGAGTTGACAAGTCCCGCTGTCCTTGCGGTTTCCGTAATCAGCACGATGAGGTTGAGGATGGTTTCCGTGTTGGTCGATGCGTTGTCGGTCGGTTTCTCACCCTTGCCTATCGCTGCGCACACCTCTACCATGTGTTTCTCGTCAGTGAACCAACCGCTTGTAAGGAGCAGGTGGTTCAACCGCGAGAGATAATTGGTGTTCATCTTCACGGTGATAGGCTTGTCAGCTTCTACATATTCAACTTGAGCCATAATTTTTTATGCAAGATACGAAAAGTGACGAGGTCGTGAACAGAATCCTTGAAAGGCTGGAGCCTTCTGGGTGGCATGAACCGCTTGAATTCATAATCGATTCCCCTGCATTTCGCGAAGTGGTGTCTGTGCTGATGAGGGATTTTTCCCGGCAATACACGTTTTTCCCCAAGATTGCCCACTGGTTCAGGATGTTTGAGGAGTGTCCGATCAAAACGCTGCGCGCCGTCATGATCACGAATCTCCCGGCTAAATACCACAAGGCGAGCCTGGGGATCCCATTCAACCACGCAAACGGTGAAAAAACAATCATCCACGAGTGGTTTGAGCGCGACATCCGGGCGGCGTACAACGACAAGACCTACTCAATCCCTTGCGATTTATCGGAATGGACAAGACAGGGTTTGCTGATGCTGCCTTGCGGGCTCACCAATGGTTTCCACGGTGATCACTTGTTGTTGTGGAGACCTGTCATGGTCGAAATTGCAGACATGTTGAAACACCGTTTCCCGGATGCACCCTGGGTGTTGATGGGCAGGACCGGGAAATGGTTTGAGGACTTTGCGCCAGCAGGGATTCTTCACACTTCACATCCGCTCAACTCCCGGGCTGTCAAATGGGAAGGCGAAGGGATGTTCAAAAAACTGAATACACTCCTGCGTGAGCAGGGTAAAGACGAATTTGTATGGTGAATTTTGAAGACTTGTTCAAGGAAGACATTACCCCAAATGGGTTTTACCTTCTCCAGTGTTTTGACCGCGATAGACCCGTGTCGCAATTGGTCAATTTTGATTTGGAGATCCGCCAAATTCCTGATCGTTTTTTTGATCTTGATACCCAGACAATTACATTGGAAGGACGAAAATTGGTGAAAAAGTTCTCACCCAAGGTGAAGATGGAGGTGACGGACGAGATGATCCAAGAATTCCGTGACATCTTTCCCAATGAGACGATTCCCACAAGCGGGAAGAAAGCCAAAGCCACTCCGTCTGAAATCAAGTCGCAGTTTACACGGTTCTTCCAACACTATGATTACGGTTGGCTTACAATTCTCAACGCGACCCGGCAGTACGTCGACGAATATGAGCGCAAGAAACCTGCTTTTTCTTACATGAGGACCGCCGCATGGTTTATCATCAAGCAGGAATCTGGTTCCACTGTGACCTCGGATCTTGCGGGTTATTGCGAGGCTATCGTGGAAGACGGGAAAACATTTGAAGCGTCACCAAAACACTTGCACACGGATGTATCGTGATGTAAATTGGGCATCCCTATGAAATGGATCCCAAAAACCCGACAGCGCCAGGAGGCTCTGCAATACATCGACGACCGCCGGCATGGTAGGATCACGTCTTTCATAACACCTTGGGACAAAATCAACGATGTCACCTGCGACGGTATCGAGTGGGGTACCGTGACAGTCATAGCTGCGCGTCCGTCAAATGGGAAGAGCTTGTTCAAGGATCAGTTGGTGAACGAAGGTCTGACACTTAATCCGCACACGATCGGTGACATCCGCAACCTGAGCTTTTCAATGGACATGAGCGGTCTCATGACGAGTCTCAGGGAATTGTCAGCCGGCACTGGCAAGAGTTACACCGAGCTTTGCAGCGCAAAGGGATACTCGATGACAGACGAGGATGTGAAGGCGTGTTATGCGTGCAACGCCACGAATAATGCTTTTCCTTGCGATGTCATCGACGATTCACCTACTGTGGAGGATTTTGAAGCTACGATCGTGGACTACATGGCTTCCTACCCCGATGCCAAGGTTGTTGTCGACGTGGATCACATGATCCTATTCGAGCTGTGCGCAAAGTATAGCGACCAAACCAAGGCTCTTTATGCTGTGTGCAATGTCGTGCGCAGGATGAAAAAGAGGTATGGTCAGCGAATCTTGTTCTTGCTGCTCAACCAGATCCTCAAGGATGCTGACAAGTTTGAGCGCAACGAAGATGGTTTGCTTGCCAATTACCCAACCACAGGGGATTTGTTTGGTGGTGATGCGACCATGCAACTTGCAGACACAGTGATCGCATTCAAGATGCCTTTCAAGAACGGCATCCAATTTTACGGACCCGACAGGTTCACCATTGACGATCCAGGAATCATTGCAGCCCATGTGATGAAAGCGCGGAACAATGCGGTGAAGCTCCTGTTTTTTGGGGCTGATTTCAAGCACATGCGAATGACCGAGATACAACCTCCCGGTCGGCAGCAACAAAGAGCTAAAAGATGAATACAAACGGCGAAGTCCCCTCTAAGGAGGAGATCAACAAAAGGAAAAATGCGATCCGGGAATACCACCAACCATTGTTGGATGAGTTGGGGATCCCACTGGTCTATGTGATGGGAAAAATGTGCATGCAAGACAATGACGGAAACGCTGTTGTCTTCCTTTACCCAACGGAATTGGAGAAAGGTGATGATGTGTACATCGAATTCACCACCCGGCATTACCTTCCATCCACCCCGGAGCGGAAGTTGTGGAAATGGAAGTTCAATCCCAACTGGAAGACGCTGTACCCAGTGGTACCAGGGCGTGACCACAGATTGGTACCGTTCAGTGAGTTTACGGAAGTGTCGTTCCCGACTGGTTCCAAGTATTGGGATGCTCCTGAAGACAAAAGGTTTGAACTACCCGTGCCAGGCGATGAGCAGGATTGCCCAATGAAAGAAATGACCATGCGCGACTACATGGCGATCCACATGAGGATTCCCGTGTCGCTCAAAACATGGCTCAACAAAATCGTAATTGAAAATTCAAAGTGATATGAGTGTACCAAGAGAGATCACGCTCCCGACAGAAGTGATCGAACCGAAGGATCCCCAACTGCAATACCTGCTGGTGTTTGCAGAAAGTGGTCTGGGGAAGTCGACAGTGTGTGCGCAGTTGCCAAGGGCGTTGCACCTGAATACTGACAAAAACGGATTGAAGTGGATCGCAGCAAGGAAGCTGGATGTCACGCATTTCTCGGATTTGAATGCAATCCTTGAAAAGGTACGGGAACACCGGAAGGCTGAAAAAGTGAAGATGGATGCAACCCAGGGCTATGTCGGCAAGGACTATGCTGATTTTGTGGTACTGGACACACTGACCTATTTCATCCCCATGATTGTCGAGGAAGCTGAAAACATGTTTGCTTCGACCACGATGGGCAAGCATTGGTTTGTTGGTGCACCCGGCAAGAACAGCCTCAAGCAAGAGTATGGGACCATCCTTGGTCTTCCCGATGGTGCGGGGTATCCCTGGTGCTGGAGAGCCTTGGATGCTGCACTGGACATTCTTGAGAAAATTGCCAAGAACGTTGTCATTGTGTGCCACACCCGCACCAATCGCGATGACGAGGCAGTGGATGCCAAAAACATTGATCTTCCCGGCAAGATGGTTGACATCGTGTGCCGCCGCATGGAAGCGGTAGCCCACCTGTCGCGCACCAAGGATGACAAGGTTGCAGCTACATTCAGTGTTGGTCAGCGTATCAGCGCAAAATCGAAAGCCCCTGGACTGGACGGAACAGTGGTGATGCTTTCAGAAAAAGTTGACGGTGCGGTTGTCACCCACTGGGAGAATATTTTTACATTTTTGAAGAAATGAAGACGGACGAAATCAAGAGTGGTGCAGGTGGAGGCGGAAGCTTTACCAACTACAAGTTGCAGCCAGGTACACAGATCGTGTACATCGAGAAGTTTGAACTCAGGTATGCTACATGGGCGAGCGCAGCACCGGGTGAGGTTGGCTTGTCGATGCATTGCATCGGTCCCGACATCGAGGGATTCGAGGGTTTTGCTTATGACAAGGACGATGCTTCCAAGGGCAAGCGCAAACACCAGGTTGGGTTTGTCAAATCCAGTCGTTTCAACTATGCCGACAAAGTCCACAATGGCAAGGAAATTGACCGTGATTTTGAAATCGGCAGGTTCATGGGCGAAGTCATGGATGCCTTGGGGTGCCGCGCATGGATGAACGCGATCGACCCAGAAGGGATCATGAACCTTGACTTGTGGTTTGACCGCATCAATGCCTCGGATGCACCTTGGAGAAACCAACCTTTGCGTGTGTGCATCTCTGCACGTCAGTATTGGAAATCCCCTGCTGACAAGTATGCGCAGCAAGATTTGTCGGTTGTGAAGTGGGTCAAAGACACTGTCCGCATGGAGAGTGGCAACATCCCTGAATCCGAGTCCAAGGTCGTTGTTTGGGATCCGAACAATGTGGATCACATGGAGCGCGCCGCAAAGCCACAAGAAGTCGCCGGCTTTCAAGGCAAAGCTACTCCTACTGCACCTGCTACTACTGGTGCATCTGCAGCTGAAGAAAATGAGGACGATCTTCCGTTCTGATGTCATTCTAAGTCATTAATCAAGGGAGGGATCTGACCCTCCCATTTTTCAACCACCTCAATGAGAACGGACGTACTTTCAGTCTACGAGGTACCGTCCTCGTGGATCTACGAATTCTACCTTGGGATTGCCCTCCAAGGCAATACGACCAAGACGCAATCCCCGCTCGGACCGACTGACAGGAGACCAAGTCTTTCCATTCATCGCCATGGTGATAACGGCTTGTGGACGTGGGCTGATTTCCGGGCTGGGAAACAAGGCACCGCACCCACCCTGGTTTACGAAATGATGATGGAGGGGAAAGTGGTATCAGCGTTTGCCTCGACTTATGACGGGATCTGCAAGACGATCATCAAGGACTACCAAGCGTACTTGACTTCTGGGATCATCTACAAGGAACCTGAGATTGAAGGTCGGTGGAGATTCTCAGGATTTGGTTTGCGAGGTTGGAGTACGGCGGATCGGGATTTCTGGTCGCCGTTTGGATTAGGTTCGCCTGAGCTTGAAAAAAACCATGTCGCTCCATTGGACTGGTATGCTTATGAGCGGGAAGATGGCAAAGAAATCAAGAGTGAAGGACTTTGCCTCTACGGGTATTTTACCAAGTCTGGTTTGCTCTACAAGATCTACCAGCCTTTCATAGCCGACAAGAAATACCGGAAGATCCGGGACCACCTCGAAGGAAGCGACATGATCGATCCCAAGAAGAAGCACATGCTCATCATGGCTGGGAAGAAAGACATGATGTGTTTTCAGCTCTTGGGTTTGGACTTCAATGTTGTCTGCCCCAGTTGTGAGACATCGATTTTGTCGGCGGAGCAGTTGCGCAACATGCAAGCATCCAATTTATCTGTCTCGGTCATGCTCGACAATGATCTTGCCGGTCATGCTGCAATGGGTCGTTACCGTGAACTGGGTGTGAAGACGATCGACATGGGCATGGAAAAAGACTTTGCGCTGTGTGTACGAAACCACCCTTTGGATATGGTCAGAAACAGGTTTATTGACGCTTATACAAAAAGAACATGAGAACTATTGTAATTGGGTTGGACCTCGGACTAAGTGGTGCAGTTGCGGTACACCAGACTTCGTTTGCAAAACCGAAGATTGAGACTTTCAAGATGCCCATCAAAGGTGACAAGAAACCTTCAATCGACATTGCTGCGCTGAGAGACTTGTTACTGCCCTACCAGGGTCAGGATGCACTCATCATCTACGAACGACTTGGTCAAATTTTCAAATCGACCAAGGCAACAGCATTTTCCATGGGATACCAGCGTGGTCTCGTTGAAGCACTTTGCGTAGCGATGGGCTTTGCTTACGTCGACATTCCCCCGAAGGAGTGGCAAAAGGAAATGTTCATCGGTACACCAGGGATGTTGGATTCCAAGGGAAAGCAAGACACAAAAGGAATGGCTGCTGTCGCGGCTCGTCGTTTGTACCCTGATCTGGACTTGACTTTTCCGGGAATGAAAAAGAATTTTCACGATGGATTGTGTGATTCGGTCTTGATCGGAGCTTACGCACTACGCAAAAATCTATGACAATGGAAAATGGAACATTGAGGCAGGAATCTCGCGACAAGTTGCGGGAACTGCTGAACAAAGCCGATGGTGTGGATGAAACACTCACACCAAAAGAAGTCGAAGGTCTTCAAGACGAGATCAAAGACTTGGAACAAGCTGTCGAAGAACTGGAAGCTGAGGTGAAGAGTCTTGAAGCAGACCTTGAAAGCCTGCGCAATAAGCAAGTCAGTGAAATCCCAACATATACTTTGCCAGCAGAAGAAGTTGTCAACCTCGTCAGGGAGAACATCAACAAGCTCACTCGGCACCACATGCTTCTTGAGGAGTTCATTCAACTGCTCGACTGATGGAACAGTTCGAGAAGGTCAAGGAGCTTTTGAGAAGCGGAATTGAGGAGGATCTCAAACTGGGGCTGGTCATGATGGAGCAAATGACCGACCTGGAGGTTGTCATTCTCATCTTGATAAACCCGCAACTTGAATGGTCTTTTTCTTTCTCATCGTCAACGGTCAAGATTGTAAATTTGATCCTGAGATCGAGGATGATGCTCAAGTCCGAGCTTGTGAATGAGAAAGGCTTCACTTGCAGTTGGACAGCGTTTCAGCTCAACGGTCTGCACACCATTCGGGAAGTCGTGTCCTATCTGATGATTTTGGACAAGGAACAATTGAAATTCGTGAAGAAATGCACATAGACCAAGACCAATGGATCAAAATTGCGGAGCTGCTCGAAGGAAGTGTCGAAGATCAGAAACTCGCGCTGTGTATGATCAACACTTTCCCAATGTCTGGGAATCGCGCACAGGTCGTCACTTTAGCTCTCTTGTTTGCGTGTCGTTATCAAGAGAAGCAGGGTGAAGACACACTTAAAAAAGTATGGGGTCAGCACTGTAAAAACTGGTATTGTTTTCTATACAACTCGAACACTGGATTGTCTGGCTGGTACAACATCCACAAAGAAGTTCGTCGCGGGAAGGTCAGCCAAATGACAGCTTTGAACGCATGGTTGAAAAATTCAAAACGGAGGGACGATGACGAGCGGGAATGGGTCGCCTTTTACGAAGAGTGGGGGGAACGCAGAGGACGAAAAATTTCACAAAATATTGGAAATGCTTTGCTCTGAAGATCGATCCGAAGTGAATTTAGCTTCACACATGTTGGATTTGCGAGTCATGAGTATTTGGGAGAAAATAGAAGCCAACTTCATGTTGCATTATGTTACAGATCTTTACATGGATTTTAGTGACTTGAGTGCACAACACACTTGGGTGTTTGACAGTAAAACATGGAATTCTGTTGAGCATCACGAAAAAGACATTGTTGATAAGCTTTGGGACAAGTGGGGTGATTTAGCTATACCGTTTTGATCATGACTGAAAACCAATACATTAAGATCTTGGAGCTTCTTCAAGACAAATCCAGCTGGGAATTGGCAAAAGACATGATTATCATGAGCAGGAGAAACATGCTCCCATCGGGAAATATCCTGGTTGCCATGCTTGTCTATGAGAGTTCTTGCGCCAACGGTGACTATGAAAACTGGCTGGATTTCCATGAGATTCGCGGTGACATGCGATGCTTCACAGGTTTGGACAAGTACCGCAACGGATGTCTTCATGAGATCAGACTTCTTGATCGCGGTACGCTGTATGACAGTTCTAGTCACGATAGTTTGGACAACTGGTTTACAAAGCAAGGATTCAAGGATGTTTCTAACATTGAAGAGAAGAGAGCTTACCTACTCCTGTTTTTCAGGAGGTTGTATCGGCTGAAGTATCCGCTTATCAACATTGACGATGACTTGTTCGAGTTGGAAAACAACGGTGCTTTTCGAGAAAACCTTTTGCTTCCTTCCTACAATATTACCGAAGAGGAGATAACTGATGATTGAGCTTGACTTGTTTTGGAAAATTCGGGAGTTGATTGGACGTCGCGTTCCGCGTATGAAAAGAGATGAGTATTCTTTCCAGTTGGGTTGTGCGATGTTGCAACATCATTTGAACAAAGGTAAGAGAACTCTTTTCCTGATGCTCGCACATCTTTCTGATTATGATGTCACCGAGTTCTTTTTGCCTTTTCCTCAAGTTGACAGACCCACTCCGTTGTCCTTAGCGATAATGAATTGTGAACCACCTCTCACCGAAGACGAATGGGTTTGGATTGTAACGGTTTTTACTGAACGCAATTCATCAAATACGTTCTTTGGAGAAACCCAACTTGTAATGAGCATGGCACTAGCAGAAGCACAGTCTCCTAAAATGGAAAAACTATCAGAATACATGAAATCAATGAAATTGAAGAATGAGTAAATGGACAAGTAGGGAATATGTACTGGGTGAAGCCATGTACAACCTGCAACGCAAGGAACCTTTCTGGGCTGACTTCGCGGTCATGCTCCAGATACAGTGGACGAAGCACATCGATACTGCTGCGGTGTGTCGCGCACCGGATGGTATCAACGTGAGCCTGCTGTTGAACGAAGCATTCATCATGCTGATTGGCTCACCGCCCACCCCGAAATACAAGGACTATCCTTGCTCGGTTTGTATTCATGAGCTTAACGCATAGGCTCCTTATACGGTAACGTATATGTAAAACGCTTTAAATTGCGGGAAAGCCCTTAGAGTCTGAAATACCAACAAGTCACAGTGATGTAGGCTTGGGCGTTGCTAATCACAACGAGGGTAAAAAGTTTCAGAATTGGGTGATCCGCAGGCAAACTTCTCATTGAGAAGGAGCTTCAACGACCACAATAAGCCATCCTCACCAGAGGATGAAGGTATGGTCTGATCTCATGCGAAAGTATGAGCTAACACACATGATTGCATGTCGGCTTCGGTCATCATTTGACTATCCGAGACTACAAGGACACGAAAATTGCGAACCTCGCAATGGACTGTCTTGTCAATTGTTACATTCCGCGAGCAGATCTCCCAGACTTTGTGACTCCCGAGGGACACAAATTCGCTCCTGTGACAATCGACACATTTCCTGAGCTGCATTTGGAGCCCAAAAAGGACACGCAGTATTACTACGACAAGCTGGTCCAGGCTCATGAGGACAAATCCTCTCCAGCGTTGGAAAGTTTGATGAGCCAGATGAGTGCTGACGGGTTCGGAGATACCCCGATGGAGCACAAGATGTGGAAGGATTTTGATGGGATGAGTGATGCTGAAAAGTCGCTTATGGAGCAACAGGTGGGTCAGTGTCTTGCGACAGCTCTCGACAACCTGCCCGCTGATTCCAAACATCGGGGTACGCTGCCGGGTCAGATCATGGAGAAGATCAACAGCATCCGCAACCCGGCACCACCCAAATTCAATTGGAAGGGATACTTGAGAAATTTCATCCAAGCATCCGAGAGCTGCGGCACACGCAAGACCAGGCGCAAGGACAATGAGCGTTATCCCGACAACCCTGCTCTCAAGATCCTTCACAAAAAGAAGATCATGGTTGGGATTGACACGAGTGGTTCAGTCAGCACGGAAGAACTCGAAGAGTTCATGGGTGAACTCACCCACATTCATAAATGCGGGACGATCATCACTATTGTCCAATGTGACACGGCGATAAGAAAAATCGATCCCTTCAAACCAAAGATGGAGATCGAAATCCATGGTCGCGGTGGTACTATTCTGACCCCGGTGCTGGAGTATTTCACCGAGCACAAGGGTGAGTACAATTGTTTGATTTTTTTCACCGACGGGGGCTGTGAAGCTACTCCCAGTTGGTTCAAGGGTAGATGCCTTTGGGTTCTTTCCAACCGGTCCGCTGATGCGAACCACCTTAAACCTTATGTTGTACGTCTTACAAAGTAATTCATGTCGAAAGATAAAGTTGTTACCAGCTATCAAACGCCGTCTTTGAACGGCAAGCAGTTGAAAGAATTGCTCGTCCATTTCATCAACACCAACAAAAAGCTGCATTCCGAAGGCAAACCTGCAGTTTCTATTTCCATCGTCGGTCCTCCCGGAATTGGCAAGACTTCCATTGAGGAGCAAGTCGCGGTCGAGCTGGGAATGCAATGTCACAAAATCGACTTGGGTCAACTTGAGGAGTTGGGCGACCTTGTAGGCATGCCTTTCAAGGAGCATGAGATCTACAAGATCAAAGTCGAAAACGACAAAGCCGTTCATTACAACGAAAAGTGGGTTCCCGAAAATACTCTTCCTGCGTTCATTCAATCAGGATACGTGTTGTCTGGTCGCCACAGGACATCTACGGCAGTACCCAAATGGGTGGAAGCCCTCACTGGTCCAACTATTCTGATCATAGACGATATGACAAGAGCCAGTCAAACCTTCCAAACTGCCATCATGGAATTGGTCAGAGTTCAGACCTACGGTTCTTGGAGATTGCCAAAAGGTTCGACGATCGTCATGTCTGAGAACCCCGACGACGGCAGCTACAACGTGCAGTCCATCGACTCCGCTCAGCGTACCCGTTTTATCCAGTTCGAGATGAAGTTTGACCCGGAAATCTGGGCTGAGTGGGCTGAATCTGTACGCATGGATTCGCGCTGCATCAGCTATGTCCTGCTTCAGAAGCAAATGATCGCCACTGCCATGGACAATCCAGAGGGCAGGGTAAACGCTCGCTCATTGACGAACTTTTTCAACGCGATCAGTACCATTCCTGATTTCGAAGCGAAGGAGAGCTTGGCTTTGATCTCCATGATCGGAACTGGTTCTGTTGGGCAGATCATTGCTCATGATTTTGTGGTCAACTTCATCCACAAAGGAGCCGACAAGATCATCACTCCTGAGCAGATCTTGACTTGGGATTCCAAGAAAGTTTTCGACAGGTTGCGCGAATTGATCAAACCTGCCGGCGGGGACCGGATGGACATTGCTGCGATGCTCATTTTCCGGTTGAACAACTACCTCATTGGTATGTGTGAGAGGGGTGAGACCATCGGCAAGCCCATCAACCAGCGCGTGATCGAAATCATGAAGTCCGACATCTTCGGCAAGGATCTCAAGAAGCGCATCGGCACCGGTGTGCTCGTTCATCCAAAACACGGCGACAAGTTCGCTGAGGCTCGTGCGGATTCATCACTGATGGAAATCATCTCCTGATGAAAACACAAGAAGTGAAAGTGGATCTCTCCAAGTTGAAAGCTTTGGCTTTCCTTGGGGAGGTTCACGCCTTCTCTTGGTTGGAGAAAGGCGAATTGTGCAAGGGTGTGCTGGTTCCAGTCGATCCCTCGAAATTTGACAAGGTTGTCAGCTTGCTCGCTGGCGTGGATCATACACCTGTGAAGGGCGACAAGATCTTCAAGCTCACTCCCTGCGCGCTCGATGACAAGATGGTCAAACGGATTGCAGCAAGGTACGGTGCGACCGTGACCGATGAACTGGAAAAAGCAACAGTCTTTTTGGGAAGCAGTGGTATCGGACGGTATCTTGAGCTCAAGGAAGCACCCAACAGGAACGACCTGATGTTTACACAGGGAAGCCTTGAGCCGGGGAAATCGACAGATCATCCCGATTTGCTTGAAGAGTTGTCCTACCGCTCTTTGGAAAACAAGGATGTGAAAGAAGTCTTCATGATGGATGTGGATCATGTGCGAACCTATGGTGTGGCAGTACCCTACAAGTGGATCACCCCATTGGGTATGGAGATCCTCCACAAGAAGATGTCCCAGAAGATTCCTGTGGTTTCCGAGGATTTCTTCATCTCACTCGGTGAGCGCGTCAAGATGGACGAGGCTCAATTTGAGAAAATTGGTGAGCTGATAGCCGGTGAAAATCCGGCGGCTGCAAAAGTGGCACGGGAGATGTTGTGGCAAATGGATTTTGAAGATCCGTGGACGCAGGTTGAGTTTTACCTGTGGATCAGAGGGAAGAAAGACCGCTACGATGAAATGCTCAGTTCTACAACCACGAAAAGGGAATCGATTTTCCTTGACAAGAGCAACGCTCTGGAACTTTCAAAAAAGGAACCGGGGCAGTTCATCTATGAGATGCGCGAGACTATCACCAAGGAAATGATACTGAAGGTCGGCAAGGTATTGACAGCAGACCTTCACACCATCCGCAGCATGTTCGGCACCATGAATCTGGCTGCGTGCTATGAAATCAACTTTATTCCGAAAAAGGGTTTGGAAAACGTATTAGAGGAGATATGAAGACTGAAAACGAAAAAGACCGCTTGGAAAGGGAGTTCCTGGCGGGTCATTATTTTATGCATTACAGCGGGGGTAAGAAGATCCTGTCCCATCCAAAGAAATTCTTGAATGAAGAAGTTTTTCTGATGGGTGAAAAGGAGAAAGACTCTTTCCTTCAAGGTGGCAAGCTCACTCACGCTTTGATGCTTGAAAATCAAACTTTCAAGGACAAGTACATTGTAAGCGAGATCCGCTTGCCCAGTGAGAATGTCCGTCTTGTAATCGATGAGATTGTGCCGCAGCGCACGTCTGACTTGTTGGAAGACCACCGTGAGCAGGTTCTTGCAATCATGCAGCGTATCGGGTTCCATTCAGCCATGGTCGACATGGAGAAAAAATTCATGAAGGTTGCGGGTGACGGCGGGCAGGCTTACTGGGATCACCTGATCGCGTGTACTGGGAAAGTGCTGGTGGATCCTGTCATGTACAAGGAGTGTGAGAACGCAGCGCACCTCATCAACGCCAATGCAGAAGCAACTCGCCTGTTGATTCCAAAAGACGGGATCTACATGAATGAGCTTTACCATGAGATGCTGTTTGATCCAGAATCAGTCGGACTTGCCGGTACGATGGACAATGTCGCCATCGACCTTGCCGCGAATACTGTCCGGGTGAATGACATCAAGACCAGTTCCAAACCACTGTCGCATTTTCCGTCAGTCGTCGAGACTTACTCGTATTGGTTGCAGGCTTGCTTTTACAAGAGGCTTGCGCTGGACTACGCGCGCACACTGGGAATGGTCGACCCGGCATTTGAATTTCACTTCATCGTGTCCGACGTGGGTGACAGCGTCTACTGTTTCCCAGTGTCAGCCGAGACCTGGGTTCGCTGGGAATCTCAATTCGAGGAATTCTGGAAGCGGTTCCGTTTCCACTACGACTCGGGGAACTGGGACATGCCCATGGAATTTGCAACTGCGGGGGCGTTTGTTTTATGATACCACGGCTTTTGTCGCGGTATGCCCAGAAGAGTACGCTGTTTTTGTATCCCCTCCTTCAGATAAAAAGGAAGGGTAGCGTGAATCCGATGGGTACCTACTTGAGGATGGAAGGAAGAAAAGTGAAGTATGATCGGTCGCTGTTCGTGTTGCATCCTGCACGCACCGACCCAGAATTCAGGGAGTTTGAAAGAAACCATTTGACCAAGTCGCCCTGTTTCAGGGATTTGATCAGGTTGGGAGAAGAGACGGTTTATGTCTACGACATGGCGGCATTCGCTGCCGATTACGATTATTTCCTCCAGGGGAAATATTCGATGATGTCCGACACAGCCAAGGCGAGAATCATGGCGTACCAGAGGGAGCCGTTGAGACACGGTCAAGAACCCTCCAGTAACGCAGCGTACATACAGACGTATCTGCATCCTGCGGATTACCACGAAATATATGCGGCTCTCCTCTGGAATGAGGATGACCCGTACAGAAGAGACGGAGTGAGAAACATGGTGGAATGCACTGAATTGTGCAACCCGCCCAGCATGGAAAAGGAGAAGTTGCTTGTTAGAAATAACAAGGTGGAAGCGTTATATTTGCTGAGGTGATGCGCGGTGCATCCCTTTAAAACTCATTCTATGAACATGATATTGATTTCGGCTTTTGTAGCTGACGAACAAGGAAACCCCATTCCTTCTTTCAGGATGGTTCCGATCACACTTGACTGCCCTTACATCGAGTGTCAGTTCGACCCCCGGAGGAAGGTCTTGTCGACCATCATGAAGGACACCTATGTGGACCGGCAGATGGCTTATCGTCGTGACGAGAACGGCGACCCCATGATGCGCAAGGGTGCGAAGAAAGAGGGTCCCGTCCAATACCAGATGCGTGAGAGCGAGCATGTGGTCAACTTTTTGTTCCACGTCTTGGAAAACGACGATATCAAAAATTTTATCCGTCGCTTCGCGGTCAACCACGAAACCTTTGACTATGATCGTTGGTTTGCGGAGCCCGAGGAAACCAAGCCTGAGTTCAACCTGGAGATCGTCAAGAACTGATGAACTGGGTCATCGACTACGAGACCCATCCTAATTTTACCCTGCTGGTAGCCGAAGAAACACGGTCTACCAGCAGGAAGATTTTTGAGATCTCGTATTGGAAAAACGATCTCGAAGCTCTTGCAAACTTTCTTTACACCTCAGCCAAGGATTCCGAGATTCACATCGGGTACAACAACCTTGCTTTTGACGCACAGGTGAGCGAATTCATCCTCACCAATGGTTATGTCTTGAGGAAGGAACCAAACGAGCAATGTGCGCTCAAGGTCTATGAGTTTGTGCAAAATTTGATCATGCTCTCGTCGACCAATCAGTTCCTTCCGTTTGCACCTTGGGCTCTTCGCATCAAGAATGTGGACATGTACAAGGTCAATGGATGGGACAATGCTGCAAAAAGAAGTTCGTTATCCAATTTAGCGAACTATAAATTCCTCTAACTCAGGGAAAACCTTTAGAGCTTTAACTACCAAGCATGCGCAGTAATGCAGTATGTGGCTGAAGTAACTACTCAGGTATGGTAACAAGGTTGAAGATTAGGTAATCCTGATCCAAGCATCCGGCGCGGATGAAGGAGCAACGACTATCCAGAAATGGAGTAATTGACTGGTAAGATAACCCAGTTAATGAAACGGGGAATGCATTAATGTGTATCTTTGTGTAAACTTAAAAATTATGCAAGGGGTATACAAAATTGAGAACATCGTTAACGGGAAACTTTACATCGGCTCTTCTGAGAACATAACCAGACGATGGTGGGATCATATTCATCTCTTGAATAAGAACAGCCATCACTCGTCGTCCTTGCAAAAGGACTGGTCTGAATATGGAGTTTCGGCTTTTATATTCAATGTTCTGGAACTTTGTGTGGAAACTCGGTTGGACAGAGAACAATGGTACTTAGACACGTTGTTAAAAGCAAATGATTATGTATCAGGCTTGAACAATAAGTTTTTGGAAATTGGGTACAACATCGTACCTACGTCTCGAAACAATACTGGATTCAAACACTCAGAGGAAGCTATTCTAAAAATGCTTGCATCCAAACACACGAAAGAGATAGTGAGCATAGACCTTGCCGACAACTCTGTTATGGAGTTTGTGTCTATTGGTTATGCAGCAAGACACTTTGGTTTAAGTAGGGCTGCGGTACGAAACTCTATCCGTACTGCAACTACTTGTAAAAAACGCAAAGACGTTGGTTTCATATTCAAGGAGGATTATGATAGTGCGTTTAAGCCAAAGGTCTGTCGTAATTGGAACAAGGGTGTTAGAACGGGTCGTCCAGCATTGAACGCTAAACCTGTATATGTAAAGAATCTCATTGACGGTGAGATTAAGACATTTAGTAGTATTAGAGAATGTGCCACATTCTATAAAGCGAATGATTCCTTTGTCCACAAAAGGGTAATGAAGGGCAATAATCTTACCTTTGATAGAAGAGGTAGCGTTTTCTATAAACTCAGAATGTTTTATAGTCTCAGCGAATGCAATGATATAGTCTAATCTTGCATGAAAGTGCAAGGGTCATTATGAGATTTATCACTTGTAAGAAGGTAATGACCAAAAATGTGAAATGGATCCAGTATTCAATGGACTGGGAAGACATCGTGGAAATGCCGGTTGAACACGACAGTCTCATTAAGGATCGTGCAATTGCAGACAAGATCATCGCCTACTGCATCAATGACGTGCGCAGCACCAAGGAGGTGTACAAACGCAGCGCAGGTGAAGTGAAGATGCGCAAGGAGCTGGACGATTTGTTCTTTGATGGGAAGGGTATCGTTTACTCGCATAGTCGTACCTCACTGGGAAAAGAGATTTTCCTTGACAAGCTTGCGACTTCCATGAATATGGATAAGCGGGAGTTGAGGAAGATGCAGACCTGGCGTGATGAAGTGGAGCTCAAGTATGCGATCCTTCCTCAGCTGAAGTTTGAGACGAAGGAGTGTATCGGAGTGTTGGAGATGTTCAAGCGCAAGCGAGTGGATCCTTTGAACATGAAGGGTGCATTTTCCCACTCGATGAGATTCCGTGGAATGAAAATCGGCTATGGTGTGGGAGGTGTGCACGGAGCTGCGCCAAACGGTCACTACAAATCCGGCAGGGGTATGGTGATCATGTCCAGTGACGTGTCCAGCTATTATCCCAATCTCACGATCTCGAACCAGTGGGCACCTGCGCACATTCCGAAAAAAGTTTTCTGCGACCAGTATAAGTGGTTCTATGACGAGCGGAAAAAGATCCCGAAAAAGAACCCGGTCAATCCTGCTTTCAAGGAAGTGCTGAACGCAGCTGGTTTTGGTCTGACCAACGAGAAGAACTCTTTCCTCTACGATCCCTTGCACTTCTTGCGCGTCACGGTTAATGGTCAATTGGGTTTGACTAAGTTGTTGGAGATGATTTGTCTCGCCATTCCCGAAGCCAAACCTTTGATGTTCAACACAGACGGTGTGGAAACCTTGATACCCGAAGGAGCTGTGGATAAGTACATGTCGGTTTGTGTGGAGTGGGAAACCCTCATGAAGCTTCAGTTAGAGCATGCGCAGTATTCCGACATCTACCTCACCGATGTGAACAACTACATCGCGGTGCAGGAGGAGCAGGAAGTCGAGAAGGTCAAATGGGACGCGATGCGCAAGGATGTCCCGCACGATGTGTTCACCGAGCGCAATGGTAAGTTTTACGTGCAGCAGACCAAGAGCAAAGGTCGATTTGAGTTTCATGAATTACCCTTGCATAAAAACAAGAGTTTTCTGGTGATACGAAAAGCGGCGTTCAACTTTTTGGTCCACAAGATCGATCCGGTGATGACCTTGTCGAAGAATAGGAACATCTTTGACTGGTGTGCTGGACTCAAGATCGACCGCAGTTGGATGTTTGATGAGCATCGCCTTGTTGCTGGTGTGGATCAGGTGACTCCACTGCAAAGAGTGCTGCGCTACTATGTGTCAACCAAAGGCGCAAAAATCTGGAAGCGCAAGGTCGCAACCGGTAAGCTCCTGCAGGTGCATGCTGACAAGAGTTATCAGACACCCTACTGCACCCACAAGGACATTCCGTGGGAACAAAGAGGTATTGATTTGAAATGGTACCTGTCCAAGGTGAACGAAGAGATTGCTTCAGTGATAGGACCAAGTGAATTGAATTTAACTTATTGACCATGCTTGAAATTTTAAGACAAGAGTATCTTGTCAGCAACCCTTTTGATGAGAAAATGGCTATTGAAGCTTTGAAAGCTCAACTCTCATCTCTCATTTTCAAAGAGCTGATCGACGGTGAGAAAAAAGCTTTAAAGATTACATTCACAATAGAAGTGGAGGAATAACAATGGCAGAAAGAATACGTTCGGCTAGTGAGCCGGCAGTGAGGAATGTACCTCTCCCGCAGCATGCGGACAGCTATACCGTCATACCCAATGCACTCGCGATCGATGAGTCGCGCAAGCAGCTTGGGTTGTACGGTTTCAAGATTCTCAAGGAAGATTACCGCTTGGGTGGTCTGAACGCAGAGGGTCATGGGCAAATCGCGATGGGTCGCTACATTTGCGAGATCCCCAATGCACCCCTTGGCTTTTCAATGCTCTTGCTCTGGGTGAATTCCTATGACAAAAGCACCCGGTTCAAAGTTTCCATTGGTGTCCATTTGGCGGACGCTGACACTGACATCATCAAAGGTGACAGTTCTTCATTCCGTCGCAAGCACACCGGAAAAGCTGACGAGGAAGTAGTCTCGTCGCTCGATGAAAAGCTCAAGATCCACGCGCAGTTGTTCCAAGACATCATGGACGACAAGGCGCTCATGGAGAAAGTTGACATGGATGTTGACAAGCAGAGCTTCTTCTTGGGCAAGGCTTTCTTGGATTGGAAGATCCTGACCACCGAAAAGATACAATCTGCGAAGAAGGCTCTCAACAAACCCACGTATCAACCCGATTGCAACAACGCATGGTGCTTTTACATTCGCACGCTCAGTGGTTGCGCGAGTGAGCATCCGAGGAGTTACGTGGAAACTTTCCGGTCGCTGCACGGCAAGCTAATGTATTATGTGGTGGCTGGTTTTCCCGATTTGTCGAAGGTTGATGTCGATGTCCCTATGGATCCCGCCTACACCAACGTACCCGCAGCTCTCGCGCAGCAACAATTGCAGCTCAATGCCGAAGATGCTGATAAGGATACCAAGACCCCTATCCCGATCACACCAAATCAACTCAGTTTGCTCGAACCTGTCAAACATGAGGTTAAGCAGGAAATCCTGTACGATCTGGATGATGATGGACCAGTGGAGACTGTTGTCGAGACACTTGTGCCGGTCGAACCAATTCGGGAGTTGCCGCAGGATGTGGTTGTCGAACCTGAGACCAAAGTTGTGAATTCCGAGACGTTCAGCATCGCTTCTGAACTCTTCAAGCACGGCTATGACCCAGCTTTCAAAGGTGAAATCATGGAGGCTTACGCTGAAGCACATGGATTTGGTGAGGTTGAAGAAACCTTGTTCAGGGAATTTCTGGCACACGCTTCGGATCTCCAGCAGTACAAGAAAGCTGAGACCAGCGAGGAGAAAGCCAAGCGGTTGTTGGCTTCTGTCGCTCAAAGGAGGACGCTGGTCGAAGACATTGCAGAAGGTAAGGTCGAGGAAATCGTGGTCGAAGCAAAACCCGAGATCTTCATTCCCCAGGTCGAGTGGGAGTTTGTCGACACCACCAATGGTCTGCTTGCAAACTCCTTGTACGATTACCGGGTGATTGATGGAAAGATGCACCGCAAGTTGAAGCGTACAGCAGTCGTCGTGGATGCCAGTCTGGACGATCCGGATTTCTTCATGGCTCCATCCCAAGTTGAGGTTGACCCGCCTGTCGAGGTGGCTCCAATCGTTGTCAACCTGGAAGTTCCAAGCGGTTCCGGGATATCTGAATTCCTGTAGGTGGCATGGTTCATCTCTAGGAGTGACGGTGCATTCTACGACATTTACGGCAAGGTAGTGACCGCAGAGCAGGTCGAGTCATTCAGGAATGCGCGCCCTGACACTGGTATCGTTGTCGATGCAGGGGTGTCAGGGCGTAGTTCCTACATTGCCGTTTATGATCTGGACACCAAACGATACACGATCCGGCGGTTTAATCACGCACATGATCCAGCCGTTGCCGAGCTGATGGCGATCGCAATGGGCGTCTCACACGCTGGCTGGAAGCGTCCACAAGTGTGCATCCATTGCGACAATAGTCAAGCTGTCATCTGGGCGATGGGTCGCTACGCGATGGATCCCACCAAGTATTCGTGGATGGATGTGATGGCTTACGATTGTGCGATGGAGATCATCTCTGCGCGTCCACGATGGATGCTGATCCGTCCATGGTACACCAACAACTGGGGTGAGAACCCGGCAGACTTCCAATGGCAGCGTCAGAAAACCGCCCCAAAGGAAAAGGAAAAAGAAAATAATAAGGAAAAGAAAAAGAAAAGGAAGAGAAAAAGGAAAAGAAAGCATGGGAAAGAACAGGAAATGGGATGAAGTCAAGCGTCTCGAAGTAGTCAAACGCTTCTACGCGAAGTGCTTGGTGCTTCGAGGCGCAAAAGAAGAGCTGGGTTATTGCCATTTTACTTTTAAATGGCTTGAATTCACAATCGATTCGGTCAACGGTAAAGTGTTCAAACAATCTGAAAACGATAGACAGAAAATTTATGTGGATTTTAAACTGTCCATGACACAAGGTGAAGCCATCAAGATGATGGGTAGGATCATCAATGAGATCGAGTGCGAGGCGGGTGAAGAAAAAATAGAACTCTTTTGGTCAAAAGTAACACCATAATTATGGGAAACGAATTTTCAACCTCTGAGCTCAGCAAGGCTGAGATCGAGGACTTCATCTCTTATCTCAACACAACCGAACCCTTCAACTGGTACTTTGGAATCGGTCTGGTCAAACTGAAAATGAACTGTCTCTACTTCTGTCAGCTCCAGTGGGAATGCGCAAGTGTTGAACTGGAAGGTGACACGAAAGGTTTGTTTTTGATGGAAGCAAAGACCGAGGATGCGGTCTTGTCGATGATCGAGTTCAAGTGGAATGCTGAAACGAGATTGTATGAATCCATACAGTGAGCAGATAGCCAAAATTGACGAGTTGTGGCAAGATAGACATTTTGCTTTAGCCAAAAGTTTGGCGTTTCAACTTCCAGATCTTGAGGCTTTTGTATGGTGTTGTCGAGTGCGTGACTTGCATCTATTGGAACCTGGTCATAGAAATAATCAGGTAACTGCCTTTGGCTCTCCCGCTTTTACACTACAAGATTCTGAAAGGCGTGCCCATCTTGAAGCTCAGGAAGATCATCTTTGTTTTGGGCGCGCTAATATGATGTGGACAACGGCTACCAGTACACTGTGTTTTATTCTTATACCTCTTCGCCCTTTCAATTACAACCGATGCTCATATCCTCAAATGGGAACAACTGAATTCTATGGACCAGCAGATTGAAAAACTAGATGAACTGTGGAAAGATGGACAATGCGACTTGACTAAGGCATTGGTCAATCAGTTGCCAGCTTTTGAAGCTTTTGTATGGTATTGTAAGGTTTTTGACAAAAGTCACGGCTTGCGTCCACAACCTACATTTCAGCATGGTGCGTTGAATATCTTTGGCTCACCTACTCTTTCAAGCGTCGATTTTAAACTGTATTATTTCTACTTTTGCATGAAACATGATCACGAAGATGGATTAGATTATTGTTTTGGAAGAGGTAACATGGTCTGGTCTATTGGATGGTCAGAAAAAATCATGAGGTTGATACCAAAACCGACTTACTATAATTTTAAAAGCTCATATCGTCTAACCACACGTCCTGAGTTTTATGGATCAGCAGATTGAGAAATTGTATGAGCTGCTTGACGATGCGTACTCTCCAGCCAAGCTTGAACTTTTTAAAAACCTGTTCATTGCTTGCATTAAAGAGTTTGGTGAAAACAAGCATCATCTTGTCGGCATTGTTCTGAGAATTCAGGGAAAGTTCGATTGCTTCTTCGATGATCACCGCGAAGTCAATGTGATGGGAGAACCGGGTTGGTGGTTGCAAGGCGACATTCACCAGCGCGAGTATGCTGTTGAAGCTTATGGTCGTGGAGGTGCATCTTACACTGTACATGACCATGATGTACACCCTACAAGAACACCCGGGTTTACACTACAAGAGCAACATACGCACAACTGGAGAAAGCCACCTCGGTGGGAACGAAGTACTATTGTCTTTGAATACGTCAAACCATGAATGACTTTGAGACAACCTATTGCAAGATAGCCGAACTGATCTGGACAGATCGTGAACTGGCTTCAGCCCTTTTGTCACAAGCTCTCCAATCAGAAGATGCTCTGCAGTATAGTCCATTGGCTGCCCGGATGCTGGAATATGGAGACAACCCTGATGAGCATGGTCGACATTTTTGGAGTGAGATCGCCCGACTTGACGCTTGTGAAGATGATTTTGAGGAGTTGATGTTTACCCGAGGAGGTCTTACTTGGTGGTTTTGGGACATAACAGGTGAACCGCTTATCACAAGTCAAGTTGCATACAACAACGTACAACCTTCTCATCTAAAAGGTCGCATTTTTAAAACCGAACGGAAAGATGGATGACTTCGAAAGAATCTACCTGAAGATAGACTAACTCATCGCAACAGACCTTGATCTTGCTTGGGCTTTGATGTCACAAGCAATGGCGACCGTGAAGGACAATTGGAGGTTTGTCCCACTGGTTGCGCGGATGATGGAAATCGACAGCGAACAAGACGCGATTGATGATTACGATCCTTCTAGTTGGAGTGAGACAAAAAGAAACGAACCTTTCTATTTTATGGACATGGTTCTTTTTACCCGAGGTGGTTTAGCGTGGTGGGTTTTTGATAGCACCGAATTTATAAAATACGAACAAACGTATCGCACAGATCAACCTTCCCATTTGCAAAATGCAGATTTTTTCATACACTCATAATCAATCCCGATTTTTAGCTCCCTGGAAATTCTTGATTGCCATCACCGGACTTGTGGTGGAACCGGTCACGCCGATGGACTTCATCATGTGATTGATGAACTTGGATCCGCCCTCGTCCTGCCAATCGTAGGGTCCGACTTCCCTCTGGTAGTAACCTTTGTCGTCCAAGAGCTGGCTGATGTCATTCACCATTGTCATCCACATGTTGACCGTGGGTGACATTGCCACGCTCTTGGTGTCAAGCGATCTCTTGTAATCGTCAAGACCAAAGCCCGGTAGCGGTACAAAAGATTCGTTTTCTGCACGGATGTTCATCGCCAGTGACAGCGCATGGTTGGATAGCCAGCCTCCAATGTTGAAGTCTTCATCCTGATCGTGCGTGAACAGACCGGGAAGCGCACCGGATTTCTCCCTGAGTTTTGCGTAGCGTTCCTCATCGTCGTCGTCCCATCCGAAGATGAGCGGCAGCACGATCATGTTGATCGCCATGAGCAAGCCCATTTCCAAGGTGACTCTTTGAAAGGCTCTCATCTCCCTGCTCTTCATCGCCGGCATGTACTTGAACTTTGATCCGAACATTTGGAGCAATGCTTGGATCGCGGTGATGTAGTATCCTTCCGAGGTGTCTTGGAGTGCGATGTCGTAGCGCGCCTGTGGTGCCCAGATCTTTCCACGGAAAGCCCAGCGACTCATTAACATCGGGGTAAAGTACCGTTTCATGAAGGTGATCGCACGGAATGCGAGATACCGCGAAGCCTCTGGTTGATCAAACCCGGCATAAGCACCATTGAGTGAATTCGACACTTGGTGCGCGCGATTGCGGAAAGACCTGAATTCCTTGGACGTTGCGATCGTGATCTGTTTTCCTTCCTCAGGGTTCAGCGTCTTGTTGCGCTCACGAAGCTGGTCCACCGTGATACCGTATCTTGCTGCGATCGAATCTTCCGTATCGCCGGCAGCTACAGTGTGTGTGACTTTCTTGTTCGACCACTCTGGATCGATTCCTTTTTTCAACTTGACCTGACCGTCGACCATCTCCCATGCTTCTGCGTAAGGTATCATCCGTTTTGTACCGTTGGTGTTTTGCTCCACCATCTGGGTGTAGAGCATCGCACCGTGGAGGGTGTGAGCTGAATGAAGTTCAGACCACTTCCTGAAATTGTACAGCGGACCCGTACTAACCGCATCCTTGAAGATTGTCCGGGACATCCCTTCACCGAATTTCTCTTCAAACCTACCTTGGGCTACGTCGAAGATTTCACTCAGTTGAATTTCAAGAGGCTTGTTCCCATGGTTGTAGACATGCATCGATGTCTTAGCCATGACGTTTGTAGCCCAGGCTATTCCTTTTGGCATCGACGAGGGTGAGACGTGTTGACCACCGGCAGATTCAAGCATTGTCTGGAACTGCGCACCCATCGAGTTCTTGAGAGCCGACGGGATATTGAGTGCGAAAAAGGCAAAGGATGCACGACCAAAGATTGCAGAGCTGATCGCTTGCACTTGCTTGTTGTCGCTCCCCCAACCTTTCATCCTGATTCCTTGGAACTCCCGCTCATAGAGATTCTCGATTGCTGCTGCGCGCACCGACTTTCCTTTCTTGGTGACAGGATTGAATAGACCCGTGCGTTGCCAAATTGATTTGTTGGCGGTACCGATCTCCTGTATCGCAGACTCAGGTGATGAGACGATGTTTTTCAGAGCCTTTGCAATTGGGTTCATCTTGCGCAATACCTTGTGACGCTCACCCGAGAGCATGTAGCGCATCATCGATGTAGTCACGTCCAGAGAGGTTTCCTCCACCGATAGATCCGATAGACCCTGCATCGGGATCCCCTTGTCTTCTTCATCCCACATGTCTGCGTTCACGAGCGTCGCGTCATCTTGCCAGTTCAAACCCTGGTCGTAGTCGTCTTTCATCTTGAACCAGAAAGACTTGATCCAATCGATGAGACGCTTCCACAATGTGGTAGGGGTATCCTTGTCGGCAGCCCTCACGATTTCCAAACCTTGTTTCCTGAAACGGGGTATGTCCATCCACAATTTAGATCCCCTGCCCAGACCCGATTGGGCTGCGAGGTGATGCTCTTTCATTTTCTCAAGTACAGCGAAGAGTGCAGGCTCCTGGCGTTTGATCCGATAGTATTCAGGGTTGATGTACTCAAAATTGACAGAGATGTCTCCTATCATCACATCTTGTCTACCTTCGATCCCACCATGCTCTGCGAGTAGTGGCAATGGATTTCTCTGGTTGTCAACCGTCACGCCGACACCGTTGTAGGGTTGGTTCCAAGTCTTGTATTCGTCCTTGACTTTGCGCATGGTGTATCTGCGCGAAGGGATTCCCATGATTTGTTCGATGGTAACTCCGTCTTCCTGCATCACACCTGTGGTCTCGTAGTGTGTCGAGTCAAGTGGTCGGATCACATTCCAGACGTAGAGACGCTCCTTGCTCTTCACATAGTCTTTCTTGGTCTCATCCCACTTTTCCTTGTCAAGGTGGTTCTTGTCGTACCACTCTTTGAAAGCTGGATTCTTCATCCCAATCAAGGTCTTGACCTTCATCTCATCCACCAGCATTGAAGCTGTAGTCTCATCAAACTCGCTGAAGCCGTACAGGAGTTTCAGGTCGTCACGGTTCTCCGCAGTGAGCAACCGGTTGACTGCGGTGATATAATATTCAGTCGCTTCCTTACCTTGTAGATTTGCAAGGTCTTCATAGGCTTTGTCCAGCTCGTCCATCATGAGTGGAGTGACCGGGCTGTTAGCCATGTGAGCCTTGCGCTTGTCATTCAAGTCTTTGAGAGTCTGCTCATCCGCTGCGCTGTTCTGACCCTTGTTTTTGTACAGAAGTGAGCGCAACCTAGCCTCAGCTTTAGTGAGACCGCTGCGCTGCACTTGGGAGTCTTTGATCGACTGCAGTAATTCCTGTAGTTCTTTGACTTTTTGGATGCGGGTGCCGCTCACTTGTGATCCCACTGGTTGACCGTCTTCATCACGGTTCGGACTCACGATGTCAATGATCTCAGCCCACTTGAGTGCGATGTCTTCATCAACACCAGCTGTCTTGGGCATCATCGCGGTGATCCTGCCGATAACTTCAAAGATGCGTTCGCGCTCTTGGTAGAAGGAATTCTTGAGCCTGACCCGGGTGTTTTTGTCCAGCCACCTCTGACGCTCCTTGTCCCAGGCTACACGTTCAGGAGTTCCGTCTGCACCTTTGATGAAACCGTCATTGAGCATCTTCTGCTCCCAGCGTTTCAGCGCATTTTCAAATGCTCCCACACGGGGTTGATCCTCAAAAAATTGGAGTGAAGCTTCGCGGTATGCGCGGAGCCGTTGCGCAACATTGAGATCGCGCATCGCATCGTAACCATCGGCATTCGGGTCAAGTGCAACTTTCAGCACCCCATCGTCGTCGCGCAGGCTGTGCAATTGCCTCACCTTGGATTGGATGACCGCGAGCTCATCGAGGATGTTCAGCTCAGCTTCTTCTTGATCCGGTGTTCCGGTGATGCTCTTCTCAAGGGCTTCCATCTCACCATAGAGTTTTTGGCGAGCTTCGTATGCAATCTGCCCGAGATCATCGTCAAACATCCGCTCCCGTTCGTAGAAAGCCGGTATGTTTTCTTGGTGGTAATGCGTGCGCAGGTGAATCCTTTTCTGTTGCTGGAGTTTCCTGAGCTTCAATCTGTCCTCGTCAAGACCCGACTCGTTGTAGGTGCGCTTCGCGTTCTCGATTTCGAAGTCAAACATCCCCATCACGAAGCGGTAGTCTTTGTGTGGAGACAGAAAGCTGTGGCGCATCTTGGTGGTGAAGACTCTTTTACCTTCCACCTTTTCGATTCCTCCGACTCGGTCCACAAAAGTCACCTGTGAGCCCAACTTGCCAATGTTCGATGGGTTGTAACCCAGTGTGGCAAGCAATGGTTGCATGTCACGCGCAAAGTCATTGTATTTTCCCTGTGCGTTTTGAAGTGACTCGGTGATACCGGACTTCACGAATGCCGCAAAGGAAGAGATGATCGGATCTTGGTTGTAAAGATAACCTTCAAGAAATGAGTTGAGAAAGTGAGCATCCCCCAATTGACCCTTCATGGTCTTGCGCAGCGTCTCACGTACAACGTCTCGAAGAGTCTCACCCTCCTCAAGTTCACGACCGACCAGTGACATGGTCTTGTACTCTTTCTCGTACTTGTTCTTGATCCAGTCTTGACCAGTGCGGGTTGCGTGGTCGATGAGTTGCTTGTAGCGCGTCTCGACTTGCTTGACCATTGGTTCAATCTGCTCCCACAACATGTCGAGTACACCTTCCTTATTGATCATCCCGGCATTTTTGTTTGCAGCTTTCACCGCAGTCTGGATGGATGACACTAAAGAGTAAAGTGGCGAATCGACAGCGATGTCATTGTCCAGCATTGACTGCTCCATCTCGGAAGCAAACTTTCCCCAATAGGAAAGAAGGTTGTTGAAATAAGTCAAGCGCGCGACGTTTTCGACGGTATCCTCGTTGTTGTGCGCGAGCTTGTCAATCTCGTCTTTGATGTGACGAAGGGCTTTGTGCAGACGTTGGAGATTGTCGACGAATGCTGCTGCGTGCGCGCGGGAGTTGTCACTGTCTTCCAATACCCGGTCCGCAGCGTTGTTGATCAGCGTCTCATACTTGCCAAGGTTTGCACGGATCTCTTGCAAGATGCCGCGATCGAATTCATCTGAAAGTGCTTCGACAAGATTCTTGTGATCTTTGTTCGCTTTCATCGCTTTGATCTGCCGGGAGATCATCTCGTGAAAATTATTGATCTGGTTTTGGATGACCTTGTTGGGAAGCTTCTCCATGTCGTCGATCATCTCTTTCTGTGACGACGCATAAGCAATGATGTCATCCGGGCTTGCATGCTCCATGTCCAGTTTGAACCTCCCGCCATTTTCCAGCATTTTTGCAAGGTCGATGAGCGAGGTATTGGGATCAAGGTTTTCCACACTGCTTGTGATACCGAACAGCGCACGGAACATCTGGCGCAGCGCAAAGAGCATGTCTTCAACCCACGATGCAAACCCACCCGACAGGGTCTTGTTGTTGTGCTGATCCTGCCAGGCTTTGGAAAGTGCTTTCACCACTGCTTCTTCGATCGTCATCCACTCGGGCAGACCTTCTGTTTCAGCGGTTGCCTCAGTGATGATCGCCCTACCTTCCTCGGTCTGTTGGAGCGAGCGGTAGAGATTGTCCAGCAAATTTGGATTTTGGGCGGAGAGCGCACGGACAAAAGGGTGTGAGAACTCATGGAAGAGCGTGTCCTCGGAGATATTCTCGCCAACCAAGTAAACCACACCATCAAGGAAGAAAGCTTTTTGGTTGGTATATGGGTTCTGGCGGTTTTCGGTGAGCATCATCGCCTCGTCTCTACTGACAACCCTATGCTGCACGCCCAGTGATTCCGATAGGCGGTTCATCATCTGGATTGTAGCTTTCTTTGCGGAAAGGTTGGACTGATCCAAGGTGATCTCATTGCTGGACCACACCTCACCGAATGGAGACGCCGCAGCGAAATCCAGATCCTCAAAGTCAGGTTGGGTTGAAACAGGTTCGATCAACCGTTTTTCCATGACGAGTTTCTCGCGCACCTGCTCGACCGTTCTGATCGTGTCGTTGTGTTGCGCAAAGTCACGGTAGGCTTCGAACCTTCCGACTGCTGCTTCGAGTGATTGCCATTCGGGAGACGATATATTGGGACAGCTCATTTTCGTAGATTAAAAACCACACTCTTTCATACGATCCCTGACCATTTGGTCGGAGACTGGTTGCACAGCTTGCACGATGTTCAAACCTTCCCCTCTCACGGCTTCCGCAGTGGTCATGCCAGGATTCACGTATCCGAACTCATCGAACAGCTGTTGAGACAAATATAGGAAAAGATTGGGGTTGAAGGATGGTCCTTGCTGGAGCATCTGCTTCCCATACCCCCCTTTTGCAAAGACGATGTTCGCACCTTGGGATTGTTTCTCTTTGATCCTCTTGATTGCGGTGTCAATCCCAGCCATTGCTGCGTCGGTCATCTCTACATCCGTCTCAGGTATTGCGCCCTGCACGAAACTATCAAACACTGGAAGTCCAATTGCTGCATCCGCAAGCATCGCGTGGGAAAGCGACGACTCGTTCATCTTGCTGATCCCGGTGGTTCCTTGGAGCGCACCGTTGAATACGATGAGAAGGTTGTCGGGATTTGCGACAAGGCTTGACTTGGGATAGCTCACACCACCGACCACGATGCTGGTCTGGTTGATCTCGTCGAACTGTGCACCGTCCCACGCAATGGGAGAGGTCGGTGTAGCTTTCACACCGAGCGTTTTCCGATAGACTTCGCGGATTGCATCCTTTCCTTTTTCGTTTAGCTCCCTTGTACCAATGCCCGCAAAGTTTTTTGTGAGTGTGGGTACCGAGGTTGGTGCGAAGTCAGAGAATGTTTTGTTGCCAAAAGCATCCGTGTTGTAGACCGCGACAAACCACTGGTCTTTCAGTTGGTCAAAGACATAGGTGGGTTTTCCCTCATTGATAGCCATTTGGACAGCGTACCCCGTACCTCCTTCGATTTGCTTGGATTTTGCGGTATAACCTTTCTTGTCTTTCTGACCTTTCAGCAAGATAGTGGATACCGCGAAGATCGCATCAGCATATTTGACTTGAGCCCAGTTGCGAAACTGATACTTGCCACTCCCGGATATTCTCCTACCCATTTGTTCTGCCGCAACAGTCGCTTTATTCTCCCCTTCTTTAAAATCGGAAGGCGATATGTTTGCGGATTTAACACCCTTGACTCTCAATTCGGGGCTATCGACACCTGAAGCATTTGGTTCCCGATAATGTTTATGATCGGTCACGCCATATTCACGACCAATTTGATCCCAAGCTGTGTCACCACCTTCTGCTCCTCCTGAGTGATTGGTGTAGCCCACCAAAACCCCAGCCGGTTTTTCGGGTGCTTTCTTCACCTCTTCTTTCTTTGCTGGTTTTGCCAAATCGGTCAGCGAAGATGAGTTAAGGTAGTCTTTACCCCGTTGACGTTCGCCACTCGTGCGCTTGTTTTGCGCAATGAAATCCGAATAATATGCTTGGAGCAAAGTCGTGTCCAACCTACCCTCGTTTACACCGTCAAGATAATTCTCAATCATCGTAAGTGGTGCATCCATGATGTCGGTGAAATACCGAGAAGGTACGATCCGGGTGAGCGACATCGCACCTCTTGTGTTCAAACCCGATTGCAGGAATGCATAGAAAGGCAAGGTGTTGAACACATCGTGGATCCAGGTGTTGTCCTCGCGATCAGCTACAATCACCTCGTCACGATCCATCAACCGTTGCAGGTTTTCGTGGAGCGCGTCGATCTGGTCGGAAGTCAACTTTGACTCCCTGAGTTTCAGGTTCTTGTATGGAAGTTCAGTAGAACCTTCCTGTATCTCACCTGTGTCGGTCACGACCATGTCGAGCAAGTCAAACTCCTTGCGCAGCTCGGGATATTTCTGCTTGATCCGATGGACCTGGTCTGCAAGTGAGTCGCCCGGCGCGCGGAACAAGAACCATGGGTTGTGGGTGTTCATCAATGCTTTGTCGCGCAGCATCTTTTCGTAGACTTCTCGGCGCACATGAGACTCCTGTTCGGGATTGAGCCCATCCGGTTTACCGCGCAGTGCACGTTCCATAGAGGACTCCAGCTCCTCTTTGTAGGCATTGGTGTCACGCACAGTGTCAAATGAGAATGAGGTACCTCTCAGACTCTCACGCTCGAAGACAAAACGCATGTATTCCTTGCGCGTCTTGAACGCACCGATCGGTATAGTAGCGAGACCTCTTTCACTATAACTACCCTTGTCGTACTCAGCCTTGGTGTAGTCCGCGCTGAGTGTCGCAGCATCATAGTAGAGAATCCCGTCTTTCATGAAGACCCCGAACTTCAATGAGGGTACTTGTTTGATGGTGCCGGTTTTCACCACTGATCCCTTGTAGGTGTCTTTCTCTGGGTTGAACTCACCGCGCAGCGTATTCTGGAATACCCACGACATGAAATCGTTGGCGAATTCCGAGATGAAGCGATCGCTTTGATTCTCACCAAAGGTGTCTTCCACATCCTTGCGGAAACCTTTTGACTTCACCTTGTCGAGCATGAAGTCCCGCATCGCATCATGGGTGCGCACGGTGAACACCCCTTCGCCACGATCACCACCCCAGAGCGCCACAAGGAAATCCTGTATCTTGAATGATGAGATCGCGGAAGCTTCGTCGATCTTGTTCAGGATGTAGGTCGGGATCATCGGGTTCTGCTTCAGATCCTCCACTTGGGATGTCCTCAAGTGTGCCTCGAAGAAGCTGTTGGTGCGCGTGGTGTCGTAGTTCAACCTAAGTTTCACGTCACGGATCGCATCAGCCATTCCGTCAATGTGGAGGAATTCAAGGAAGACTGCCTCATTGAATGCTTCGCTGGCTTTTCCTTCCACCGCTTGCTTCAGGTTCTCGCTTGTGAACAAACCTGCAGTACGGTTCCTCTCACCGCGCAACTCCTCGATCTTCACAATCTCGCGAGGATCATTCGGTTTCTCAATCCCAAAGTATTTGCCGAGCATCCGCTCCTTTGCAAAGTTCTTGTACCAGCTCGGATTCTCCGGGGCTTGATCCGGGAATGCTGCGCCGAATGTGGACTGTGCGGTTTCCAGCATGCGCTTGTATTCGCGCACCAGGGGATTGCTCACAAAAAGCACTGCTTCACGGAATGGTACGCCAGCTTCGATAAGGAATTCCATCGCGGGTGTCAACTGCTTGTTGCCCTGCACGTCGAAAATCCAAGCGTCCTTTGCCACGTCCACCCAACCGTTGATGAGCTGGGAGATGACTTCTGAGATCAGGTTCCCACCATCCACGTCGCGCTCATGACTCAACGATATTGCAGCCAACCCCTTGTAGAGCAAGGTGTTGTGGCGCATGTTGATCGACTGGGTCTTGCGGAACAACGTCTTACTGATCCCAGTGTTTTTGTTGGTGTGGGTCACATCATACTGCGGTTCCATGTGGAATCCCACTTGTGTGAAGATCGAGCTGAAAGTGTTGGCGACAGCTCCCATTCCAAGCACTTGCTTGCCGACGTTGTTGGATTCCTGCTTGTACATATTATACGGAATCTCATAGATCCGCGTAGGCGATATCGTCTTGCCACGCTCATTGTTCACGTTCTCACGGGAATCGTATTCGCGCAGGTTGGAGAGTTCATCTGCGACGGGCTTCACGATGGAAGTGTCGTTGGGTGTGATGAGACCTGCGAAGTTTGAATCCAGCTCCAGAATGGATTTGATGCTTTGCAGCACCCTGTTTTCCGCAGCTTTCATCTGGGTGTTCTTCGTCACCTTTTCATACCACTCCTCAAAGGTCTCGTTCACACCTTCCTCGGAAAGCATTTCGTTCAGCTCCTCCTCGGTCCACTCACCAAACATTGCTTCGATGAGCTTCATCACAGGATCATCACCGCGATAGAGATCTTGGTCGTCCACGATGTTGCCGTCTTCGTCACGCGAGAGATTACGTTGGAAATCCTTGCTGTGTATCTTCTTCCATACAGCAAAAGCCTTCTCCCGGTCGTGCGTCTGGGTGAGCATGAGGGTTCCGCCAAAGTTTGTGAGCGACGGCATCAGCGTTGTCATCTTGTCGATGTCAAAGTCCGAACCAGCTTTTGCGACGATCTCTGCCGGCGGGATCAGAATGTTGCCCGCACTCTCTGGAAGGAATTCGTAGACTTCCATGAATTCCATGGAGTTGTGACCTTGGACCGGAATGCGCACACCAACCATCGTGATGAGCTGCCGGTTGTTCTCAACCCAGTGGTCGTCTTTGAGGAGTTGGTTCAACCGCTCACGGGTGAGGATCTTGTTTCCCTCATTGTCCTTGTGGTTCAGCAACTTCTTGAAATCGCCTTGTAGTGCGATCTTGACTTTCATTGCTGAGGTCTTGCCTTTGTTTCCAAGGGGAATGTAGAAAGGCAAGTCCACGGTTCCGTACCGCGCAAGTTCCTCGGGTGATGCGTTGCGCAACTTGCCCTTCATGAATTCCTTGTTCTCGTAGCCGGTGTTTGCCACGAGCACCATTGCTTCACCTTTTGCTTTCTGCTTCACGATCCTGCGCGTGACCAGCGAGGAGAGGATCTTCTCAACTTTCTCTGCGCTGGGCGACACGTCTGCAGGATAGAGGATATTGCCGCTGGAGTCGGTCGTGAAGAATTCGCGCTCGTGATCCGAGAGATCTTGGTTGCGGAGTTCATCCGTGACAAGCTTGAGCATGTCCTCCATTGAACCCTTCACCAACATCCCATCTTTGAACTCCCATCCGGCTTCCTTGTAGAGTTTCTCCTTGTGGAGTCGGGTGAGCTCATTGATGTTGTCGAAATATTCCTGTTGGATCTTGTAGGAGGGTGACTCGTTTCGCCTTCTTTGCTCGGTTGCCTCTGGGTCGACCTTGCCGTTGGTGATCACGACGATCTTGGACCAGGCTAGTCTTTTTTCCTCATCAGACGAACCTGGCATGAAGTCTGCTGGTACACCAAACTCGGACAGACCATTGATGATGAGCTTCCTCATCTGGGTTGGGAATGTGACCTTGCCCTTGAAGTGTGTGCTCAGTGCGAGCTGATCTTTCAGAAACGGTATGTGAATCACGTTGGGTGTGAACCGGAATCCCTCCTTGGAGAAAGCAGTGTCGATGGTTGCGCGGTCATCGTAGAACCTGTCGACGGTTCCATCGGATGTGAGCGTTGCGACTTTCGAACCTGACTGGAAAAGCGAGTAGTCGATACCCTGCTCTACCATGCGGTTGTGCAAATCCTCAAGTGGAGTGCCTTCGATCACGTTGGGAATCAGCGGTGCAAGCTCGAACTTGTGGAACGCCATCGCAGTTACACCGTTTGTGCGGAGCGGTCCCCAGTATTGCATTTTTCTCACCGGGAAGAATTCAGAGAGATTGTAATCACTCACATCTTCCTTGCGGAGAATCATCTGGTAAAGTGTCTCTTGTTCAGCAGACCATTCTCCTTGAGAATCGGCAAGAAGTCGGTACGCATCAAAACCTACCCAGCCTTGACCATCACCTTCTTTCATCTTGTTGTAGTCTCCCAGCTTGACTGCTGCAGCTTCAGAAGACATTCCACTGCGCACAAGAGCCGCGATGTAAGTCGGAAGATAGTTGCTGGTGGTCTTGGTGTCTTGGTGGACCGAGGAATTGAGGGTCTTGCCCCAGGCTGGACGCTTGGTGATGTCCTGACCATTGAATTCCTTGGATCCCTTGTACCATGGACTTTCGGAATAAGGTCTGCCCAGCACCTCATTTGCGTGACGGATGAAGTCGTCGTCGGTGCGGAAGAGTTCACCCGTGGACGAGATGCC